AACGAAGAAAGTACCATTCCTGGATCAGGAAGTGGAGATAAAACAACTAACAGTTAGAGGTATAAAGGATTTACAAAAAACATTAGATGTAAATAAAACCGATGATGTTGCTGGTATAAAAACTTTAAGTGCTATATTTAAACAAACTGTTGTAGGTGCTAATGAAATGGAAGATTCAGATTTTGAAAACTTTCCGATTAAAGCATTAACTGAACTATCACAAGAAATTCTTGTATATAATGGTTTAGCTGCATCAGATGATAAAGGTGGTGAATTGGGGAAGAAGAGCTAGCAGAATATGAATTGGCTCATCAATTAGGTGTTACATTAGATCATATTTATAATATGTCCAGCAAAGAATATATGGGTTGGATTAAATATTTTGAAACAAGACCGTACGGTTGGAGAGAAGATCATAGATCTGCTATATTGGCTCAAACAACTTACCAAGGTACTAAACCACTTAAGGTAAAAGAATTATTTCCATCATTAAATATGTTTTCAAAAAGCGAAGAACAAAAAGATATTAAATTAGAAGCTGGCTTTAATGAATTAAAAAAGATAGCTAAAAGAAATAATATAACTTTTATGGAAAATAAAAAATCTGAAAAATGATAGTATGGGCGGTGTAAACTGCCCACTTGAAAGGTAATTATGAGAGACACGAAGAAAATAACTGCATATGCCCTTATCAATAAAAAGAGAATTAAAGAACAAGAATTATTTAAAAACCTTAAAAAAGAAGTAAACACTGGTGCTAATGGTACACAAGGTTACATTATTAAAAAGGGTATAAACAAGGGCAAGAAAATATAATGGCAATAACTACTATAGGCCTAAGTTCGGCCTCTAAGAATTTAGCTAAAGATATTGATAAGGCAATTGAACAAGAATTTAGAGCAAGAGCATTAAAAGCTTTTGCTGACGTAAAATTAACAACTCCAGTTGATACAGGACAGGCTAGAAATAGCTGGTACATTGGATACACTGAAACATACTATAATCAAAAAACACCTATATCATCAAACATTAATATATTGGTTCCTAAAGATAAACCTGAAAAAATTATTGTTACAAATGGTACAACATATATAGAGTTCCTTAATAATGGACATTCTCAGCAAGCACCTACTAAATTTATAGAGGCTGCTTTTAGAAGACATTTTGATACAGTTAGTATTGAAGTAACTAACGGATAAAGGAAACATGGCTGTAAAATTAGACATAATTGCTAATGTAAAGGGACAGAGCGAAATAGGTAAATTACAATCTGGTTTAAATAAACTAGGTACAAATGCTACTATAGCTTCAAAAAGATTAAAAGGTTTAGAAGTAGCCGCTGCAAGATCAAGATCTACTTTTGCTGCACTTGGGACAACTTTAAAAGTTGGTGTTGCTGCATCATTAGCTGCTGTAACTTTTGGTATTGGTAAATTTGTTAAAGACACATTTGCTGCAGGTAGACTTACTGAATCACTTCAAGTAAGATTTAAACTATTATTCAATTCAACAACAGAGGGTGCAAAAGCATTTGAGGAAATGAATAAGTTTGCTAGCAAAGTACCTTTCTCACTAGAAGCGATTGCTGCAGGATCTGGTAACCTAGCCGTTATATCTAAAGATGCCGGAGAATTATCTAAAATATTAGAAGTAACCGGTAACGTTGCTGCAGCTACAGGATTAGACTTTAGACAAACTGCTGAACAAATTCAAAGAGCATTTGCTGGTGGTATTGCTGCCGCTGATGTATTCAGAGAAAGAGGCGTTAGAGCAATGTTAGGTTTCGAAGCTGGTGCTAAAGTATCAATTGAAGAAACTAGAAAGAAATTCTTTGAAGTATTTGCTAATGGTGGTCAATTTTCTAAAGCAACAAAAGACTTTGAATCTACATTAGAAGCACAGGTTTCATTTGTTGAAGATGCTTACTTTAGATTTAGACAAGCTGCTGCACAACCCTTATTTGCAGGTGTAAAAGAACAAGTAATTGCTTTGGTTGGTAATTTTAAAGCAAATGATAAACAATTAAAAGAATTAGCTAAAACTGTAGGGGAAAGATTAGCAGGTGCTTTTAAAAGTGTTGAAAACGGAATTAGATTTGTATCTAAAAATATTGATACAATAATTAAAGCATTTAAAATATTTATTGGATTAAAAATAGGAACATTTATTGGAGGCATTGGTGCACAATTTGTTATAATGTCTATTGGTATTGCAAATGCAACAGTTAGTATGAAAGCTTTAAATGTAGCTATGAGAGCTAATTTGGTAGGAATTATTGTAACGGCTATTCAAGTTGCAGTTGTAGCTGTAATAGCTTTTAGTGATGAACTTAAAGCCCTTGGTAAATATTTAATGGGTAATTTTAATGATAATTTAAATAAAATTAAAATAAACTTTTTAAAATTTAAAAATGTACTTAGCATAGGCGATGAAGATGTTAACCTTGAGGCTATAAAAAACTTACAACGTGAATTAGATGGTACTGCTGAAAAATGGAAAGCATTAGCAGATGCCCAAGAAGCATATCGAACAGGTAAAGGTCCATTATCAAGAGCAGATAGATTTAAAGATTTTAAAGGTGCTGATCCTAGAGGGGATATGGCTCGTGAAGATAATATAGCAGCAATTAAAGCAAAAGAAAAATTAATGGCTTTGGATAATAGAATTTTTCAAATGAATAAAGATTTTATTCGTGATCAAGGTAAACTTAATGCTGCTCAAACAACATATGGTAGTCTTTTAAAAGATGCTGGTATTGAAGCTAAATTAATTTCAAATACAATTAGTACAACATTACTAGATGGAATGAGACAAAATCTTTCAGTATTAGAGAATATAAAAAATATTTTTAGAAATGTATATCAAACTGTATTAGATACTATTATTTCAAAAACTATTGAATTACAAATAGAAAAATTATTTGAAAAACTTGGTGAGAAAAAAGTTCAAAACCAAAAAGAAATTACTAATGAATATGCAAAACAATTAGGATTAGCTACTGCAACTGCGGCTGTTAATAGTGCAAGTTCAGGTAATAGTTTATTTGGTTTTTTAGGTTTTAATAAAGGTGGAGTTGTACCAGGTGGCGCACCTTACACTGACAGGATTCCTGCAATGTTAACACCAGGAGAAGTTGTTATACCAAGAGGTCAAGTTGGACAACAAGGTTCAGTAACTAATAATACAATTAATATAAGTGGTAATGTTGATCAAAGGGCAATAGATCAAATTAGAGCAGTTATATCATCAAGTCCATCACATGTTGGTGGTGCTAATAAAACTTTCAGTAGAAATACTTCTGGATTAAGTATGAGGAGAAAATAATGTCAAAAATATTTGAATATACAAATGATATATCATTAAATAGAACAGCCAGAGTTAGAAGATCAATATCTAATTCAGGTTATGCTAGACAAGAAAGAGGCAGTCCGACATTTTATTCTATGGAAGTAAATTTACCATTATTAACTAAAACAAAATATGATGAAGTTGAATCTGAATTATTAGGCTTAATAGATGGTATTGATTTTAAAACAACTAGTTTACCATCAAATATTAATTTAACTTTTGCTAATGGATCTATAATTGCACAATCTGGTTTAACAATTACAGTTGTTGATGCTAATACAAGTGGAGTTGATGTTCAATTAGCTAATGTAGATAATTCAAGTAATGTTAAGGCTGGTGATTTTATACAATTTAGTTCAAGCACAAAAGTTTATCAAATTAAAGAAGATGCTACTGCAAGTTCTAATACAATTAGTTTTAAATTAATGACTGGTGCAATTAATCCTATTGTAAGTCCTAACACTTTTACTTATGGTAATGGAGTACAATTTAAATTGTTATTAAATGGTAGACCAAATGTAACAGTTGTACCTGGTCCAGGATATAACTATTATGCATATGGATCCTTTGAATTTCAGGAGGTTTTATAATGGTTAGAGTAATAGATTCAGTAACTTTAGCTGAAACAAATAGTACTAAAACTTATCCTATTGAATTAATTAAATTTCAAGTTACTTCAGATAATGCTGATAGTTTATTTTTAAATACAGGTTACACAAATATTACATATAATAGTGATACATATTTACCTGGTTCAAATATAGTAAGTTTATCCGCTGTTGAAGAAACTAAAGATGTAAAAACTAATGCAATAACTATAAAATTAAATGGTATACCAAATACAATTATAGCTGCTTTAGAAAATGTAAATGCTATAGGTGGTATAGTTACAATATATCAAGCCTTTTGGAATGAAGAAACTGGATCAATCCAAGGTCAAGTTTATCAAAAATGGCAAGGTGTAATTAACTCACATGCAGTTGATGAAGAAAACACTGAAAGTGGTGATGTTAATATAAGTGTAGAATGTAAAAATATAGTAGGTGCTATATTAAATACTAAGTCAGGTAGATTTACATCTGATAGTTCATTTAAAAAATATACAAATAATGATGCATCTATGGAATTTGTTGCCTCAATGGTTGACTTTAATCCTAGATTTGGTGCAGAAGATTAATAAG